GGATCACCAAACAGTCCCATTTGACGCAATATGGAAATCTTCTGTAGCTTTTGATCCGGACTATCTTCTTGAGTAGAACCGGGGACGTAAACCACACGGAACTGGCCGCCTTCCCTAATTGCATCGAAAGTAATTACACCCTGCTGCGCAGGATCGCCGGGATTCATATCATCGTCAACAGAACCTATGTATGGAGCCGCAGCAAATTGTTCAACAAGAGAAATTTCCCATTCCTTAATTTTAGCAATTGAGATTTCAATATCTGCCCTGACAAAACTGTGCTGCGTGTTGTCTGCACGTTGAAGCAAACGCACGGACTCAGCTGGTGTTCCTGCTTGCGCCATGCCTTGGCTAACATCGTGCAGCCCAGCGATATCCATCATGTCTTTTTCAATAAATTGAAGGAATGGAAAGAGATCCGCACTGATGCCGGGAGCACGCACAATCTGCGGGGCATGCGTCCCCATGTCAAAATAAATCTTGCGATACTGACGATTCTTGTCGTTGATGTCATCGCCTGTGGAGTTGAAAGCATCTGCGCCAATCTTTGACTTACGTTCAATTACTACGTAGTCTTTCTGCTTTTCCATCTGCTCTACAGCGCGACTGTAAATACGGTTGTACGTCAGTTGCAGAGGGCATAGGTCAAACCCTAGCGAGTGCCCATACGGCGTGCCTGAACGCGGCTGCCAGCGGAGTGGTACAAAGGGAAATTCGTCCCGCTTTTTGAAAGGCCAGATGCCGGCATAGAGAAGCGCGTCATCGGTGCAGACAATGTATCTACCCTTGGGGTACTGGGCCGTCGGTTTTTCCCAATACTCGTAAACAACAGCAGCATGACGACGCTGATCAGCGGAATATAGCCGAGCTGACGTAGGCTGTGTCCAGCCCATTCCAGAACCTGACGTACCGTCCAAATACGCATCGACATATCCTGCGCTCTGCCCTGTAGTTGCATTTGCCTTTACTTTTTTTCCAGCTTCACCATAATTGTCGACAAACCACGACATTGGCTTGATTGATGCATGGATCAGCCAACGAACCTGATGATCCTGTTGCGCATGCGGGTCTATGTAGACATTGAAACAAGGCACAATTTCTTCTTCAACATCCCCAATCGGTAGTTGTTTGTACCCGGTGACATTGCCTTCCATGTCAAAGAAAGGCATGACCTGTTCCGCTTTGGCGTTCCACCAAACCTTTACAAAACTGGTGCCAGTTACACAGGCCCACCGCACACGTTCTTTTGTTTGTGTTTCCCGATCGAACTTACGAGTAAAGTGACCAGCAATAAAGTTCGCCTCATCGGCTGCCGACTGGTCCTTGGGATTCATTGACAATGGCACGGCACGTGCGTCTGGTGCCACTTGAGTCAGTTTGCCAACAACCCCATCAATAAGAGGACGCATTTTATTGACTGTAATGTAACGGTTCGGCTCTTCGGGGTCTTGCAAAGTTGCAAGGTTTCTGGCTTGGCTGTTGATCCTATACCATTGACGTCCTTCAAAAAACGCCAACGCTTGCATCCATTCCAGTTCCATTTCATGCCGTGAACGGTATGCAATTTCGAACATCTCACGAACATAAGTTCGTACTTTTTTAGCTTCTTCTTCGTCCTCTTCGGGAACGACTTTCCAATCCTTGTTTTCGTGATCAATACCTAAATTGTCATTTTCAGACAACAACAAACTTTCTAGGTCAAATGATCCAGAGGTGCCTTCGTTAGACGGTACCTGAAGCGCCGTCGACTGCATGGATATATTTCCAATCAGTTGTTGCAAAAGTTCTTCGGGCAACATTATAGATACCGATCCTCTTTACGCGGAAACTTAAATTCGAATGGGATTGCCGACTCTCTGTTTTTCTGCCAGATAATCACAATCAATGCCACTAGTATAAAGCTTTGCAATACTGTTTGCGCTATCAACATTAGACGAAATCCTCAGGGCTTTGTTTTTTGAGCCATGTTGGCGCAAATTTACCGCCCTCTTCGACCTCTTCACAGGACACCGGATATTCCCGCCACATAACACCATAACGTAGGCTGTCCAGCGCGTGGTCCGATTTAGTTCCGTTGTCAATGTCTTCAGGGTCACGCGGGTCAGCCATGACTGCATCCAATTCTCTAATCAAGTTTGGACAAGCATTGCGCAGAATCCTGAACCTCGGCGTAACGACTCCATCGTTCATTCTGCTGCCTGCCAGCCATTCTTTTACACGACGCCAACCAGCCTTTCGATCTTTGACTGCACGTACAGCAGGCAGTCCCTTGCGCCACCAGACCTCTACTGGATATTCACCAATCCTTTGTGCAGGATTTTCTGGAGGAAACGTGTTACCCCAGTCAAAAGCAATTGCTTCCAATCGTGTGCGCCATGCTCCTCCGCGCACATCTTTGTCGACAGGTTCTGCCATTTTGTGCTGTTCCATCAACTCGCACGCGGCTTCTGCCTGTTGACTTGAGACCATTCCGTTCTTGTAGATTTCACCGATTACATAAATGTTTTCCTGATCATCAGAACAATACAATATGAATGCGCACGGGCTGTTCGTACCAAAGTCGTGAGACGCCCAAAAACGCCACCAAGGCTTGATGTCAATGGTGTCAACCACATGCCAAGGGTTTCCTTTTTCGTCGTGCTGTCGAAATTCAGGGAAGAACCTACCCCCGACACCAACATCATGTTGGCATTCACGAAGAAACGATATAAGTCCATAGTCGTCGATTTCACGTTGGCACACATCAAGGCTCTTGTGAGACCACGATGGAGTGCCTCCTGTAATCTTGTAGCCCATGCGACCGTCTTCTTTCTCGACGGGCTCGTATCGCAAGTCAATAATAGCTGGAACAATTGGAGACTGGACGCGGTTTTGAAGCATGTCCAACTCACCGCTGAGCACCTGCGACATTACAGAGTTTGCATGGATACGGTTCTGCACAAATACAATTGCGCAGTCGTTTGACTTTGCAGGAAGGATCGTCTGGGTTATTGTTGCGACCTTCTTTTCCACTCTGTTGACCGAGTCGTCAAGCTCGTCAATGTCGTCAAGAATAATGAAATCAGGACGTAGATGATCAAGCTTGACACCACGCGCACCAGTATCCAGACCAAATGCAAGCACGTTGAAACCGTTAGCCGTACGGAGTTTTGACGCATTCCATCCCTTTGAAAATCCATACCGGTTCATAGCCCTTTCAATGCCACACCGTTCCATTGTTGTCGCAATGTCCGTAACGTGACGGTCGGCAGCCTCCTGCGTGCTGCACACATACAACAGAAAACGACGTGACCCCTTGACAGCCACACGGGCTGAAATCAACTCCATAGTGGTTGACTTGCCACCACCACGGAACCAACACTCGATCAAAGCAGGTGGGGCTACCCCCGGTTCCAGTCCTTCTGCCCATTCCCATGCACGCTGATGGTGGGCACCGAGATCCGAAGAAGCTGCGTGAGGCGCATAGGTGCGCAGCCAAGTTTTGTAATCCAAGTCAGCTCCATTGATCTGGTATGCCCGACCACTGTCGTAATCTCCCGTTTCAATCACTTCCTTAAGGCGGGCATCCATTGCCTCAAGCAAAGCGTGGGTAAGAGGTTTGTCAGGTCGAGCAAACTGCTTGAATTTCTTAGGAGTATTCTTTTCCAGATCTCGCAAATTCATTCAACTACCTCGGCATCGATTACGTCGTCATCTTCACCCGGTGCCTTGTAAACCTTCAGCAATCGCTGAACTCCGGCCCTGATCGCAATCAGTTCTTCAGCGTTGCGCACGTTGTCTTTTACTATCTCCAAAACCTGCATTGCCAAACTAAATGCTTGGTCTACTTCAAGAGTATAAGCTTTAGCATGCATCATCCGCTGTTCGGCTTCAACAATGCTGGTTCGCTTTTCGATTAGTTCCAACACGTCACGAGAAGCAGTGTATTGATCCAATGTTTCCGTTAGTACGTCACCAATGGATTCAAAAGCATCAATGAAATCTGGACTCCCGAGCTTGCTATGCGCCAATTGATATGCGGCCTGTACTTTTTTATACTGATCTAATCCAACGCCTTCGCCGACCGCTTCGGCGCGTTTATCCATGATGGCCGTGATAAACGCCGCGTCGTCCTTAAGAGAGAACAGATCGGGGTCGTCACGCAAAGTATCTATCTTCTCAAGTAGATCTTTGCCAACATTTGAAAATCGTTTGTAATTTTTAGAATAAATACCAGTCAGAAATGCTGGATGTTGTGGACCCATCAAAGCCTTGCCACCATGCATAGCGCAATAATCCCGTCCTTTAAGCGCAGCCCTGTTGCATGGTCGCCTGCCTTCATCAGCAGAAGCAAAACCCTTGCACAACTTTACGTGAGAGTTGCCAAACTTTCGGTACCTTACACCATCCTTCTCAATTATTTCTGACATAACGTCATTATTTTAACACGTACTCAACGAATGTACGGCGGTATCGGGCGGCCTCCCCATCCATATATTTCGCCTTCCGGCAATTTTTCCGCATTAGCGAAAGTGGATTCCCATTTCATGGGATAGTTTTCCGGCATGCCTGTAGTGGGCCTGCCAAATCCTCGTCCACGTAGAATATCCGCATAATTCGGTTTGTCCGACAACCAGTTGCGCCTAAAGTCAGCAATCTGTTTTACGGTAGGAGTGACACCTTGAGATTTCTTCAGTTGCTTCCATGCATCGGCAGCGCGATTTAAGTCTGCAACTTGTTTTGACAATCCACTTTCAATAGCCTTCCAAGTTTTATCAGTTGCCAAATATTGGCGTCGTGCTTCAGCATCCAACATGCGTTCTACTGCCATTTGATCAAGGGCACCGCGACGCATAGTTTCAGCACCTTTATACTGATCAGGTGTTAGTCGAGCTCCTTGCCCATAACCAGCCATGCTCATTCCAGCTAGGAATTGATCCCGTATGGGATTTGGGCGCTCACTTTCACCTATATCAATTCCTGCGCCTTCTCCCAACGCAGTAGAAATTAGATCTAAAATAGTTCTATTTCGTGTAGCATTGGCACCGGTTGGGTCAAATTGATCTTGAAACTGATTAAACAGTTTTTCTGACGGAATCTGTGGGCCAAAAAAGCTCATAGATGCCGGCACGCCTAATGCACCACCACCCTTTAGGATAAGTTTCAATAAAGGATTCATTTCAAACCTTTGTACGCCTGTGTGCCTTTAAAAGCTTTAATGTACGGAACCCATTCAGCGGTTGTTGCGTTTGCATTTAAAACTTGGTCGACGGTGCTTCCTTCAGACATTCGTTTCCGAATCTGTTTCAACAAAACATCCGCATATGTTTCATCTAATTGAGGATTAATGCTTACCAAATCGCGACCCGTAAGTTGGTCTAATCGAGTTCCAACCCCTTTGCTTGCAGGAGGATTGGCAGCACCGGCCATTACTTGTTCTGCAGTACCAGCTCGTTTTTTCGCTTCTGCCGCTGCCTCTTCTGCCGCCTTGGTTCTAGCTACTTTGTTGTAAAGCAATGTTCCACCAACGCCGGCAACAACACCTCCAGCGGTCAAAGCCTTGCTCCTTAGCGTTGGCTTGACAGCAATCTTTCCAACATTTGAGAAAGCGGGCATTCCACCTAGCACGCCACTGAACTTGCGAAACCAACCGGGCCTTCGATCTGCTGGCAGTTTTTCCAATTCTCGTATGGCGTTTTCACCCATCAAACGTTCTTGTTGCGCTACAGTCATTTCTAACGGATTGTCGCCTTGAATTACTGCCGTTGGAACAGGCAACCGTCGCGGCGCACGATTTTCCAGCATTGAACGATATTCGGAAAAAGGCGAATTGTCCGGCACTGCATTTGCAGGAATGTCATATGCAAGGCTTTCTGAATCAAGCTTTGAAAGCTGATCCATTAAGTCTTGCACGACGCCCATGTTTGATTCTTTCAATCCACGCAAATAAGCGCCACGTTTTTTACCAAACAAAGGTGCGCCAATGTTGCGACCTCGGATGTCAGTTGCAGCTGCGGACAACTGTTTAGCCAATTCAGGCGGCAGTCCAGATGTTTCGATATTTGCGAGGTTATCAAGCATCCGCAATATCTTTGCTGTTTGCGGAGACATTCTGAAATCGTTACTACGAGGCAACGATGGAAACGCACCTCTAGGTTGCGCCAGCCCGTAAGCAGCTTGAATTTCAGGCAACAGACTCGTTGGACTTTTGCCAATACTTTCCATGAAAGCATCTACAGCGTTATCCTTAAAACCAAGTCCAGCCGGATAAAATGTGCCTGTAGATGTATCTGTATATTCAGGAAATTCGCCAACAAGAAGATCAAACAGGTTTTGGGCTTTTTGTTTTGCTATCGCACCGCGACCAATATCACGAGTTCGATAGTAGTCAAAAATTGATTGCGCAGCTGGCAACGCACCTATTACCGGTATTGCGGCAAGGGCATTGTTGATTGCGGTTCGACCTGCTTGATCTTTCTCGTTCATGTTACATATCTATCGATCTGCCAGAACCATATGCCGAAGGACGCGCCTTCATGTTCATAAGGTTGTTCATAGCCATGCCTTGCATGCCGGCCATTCGCCTTGCCTGCTGCAACCTGCGCATGCCCTGCATGGGAAGTTGTTTCGCCTGTGGCTGATTAGGCAAAACCTGCTTTACTTCTTCCTCAGATGGCACCTGCTTGCGTACACCTCGTGGCATCAGCGACCTCGCCCAGCACGCGGAGGCATCTTGCCACCATAGCCCTTGCCATTCATACCCTTGTCCATACCTTCCTTCATGCCTTTCTTCATGCCCATAAGTCCGGACATGCTTTTCTTGGAGCATTCGGGGCAGGAACCACCCTTCATCTGACAGCCACAATTAGCGCATTTTGCCATTGGATTTCCTCGCGTTTCCTTCGTGTCCTCGACCGATCACCCACTCGCCGTCCTTGCGATGTTCCTTGGATTCCATCTTAAGGAGCTGGCTCATCGACGGCTTCTTTTTGAGGCCGTGTTCTTTCATCTCCATGGTGGCAAGCTGTCCCTTGGTGGGATTCTTGCGCAGCCCGTGTTCCTTGCGTTCCATGCCAAGTAATTTCGGCATAGACAAATGGTTGATGTCCTTGTACATACTGTTTAGCACGTCACATACCCATCATGCCACGCATGGACTTTGGCTGACCCTTTACCTTCTTGAGGTTGGGATTGGCCTTTTTGGCGGCAGGAGATGCCTTGCGGCTGGAACTTGCAAGAATGGCTCCGGCACGGTCCATTGGAATTCCTTGCTTTTCAGCAATCTTCTGTTGAACGGCCTTAAAGCCGGGGTGCGCCTTGGATTTCATGTCAGCAATCCCATGCCCGAAGAGATTTGTTGATCCGCGAATTCGGGTCGTTCGCAGTCTTGGAGGAAGTGTTTTTGCGCTTCATACCTTCCATTCGGGCACAAAAGCTCTTGCGTCGTGCGGCATCCTTAGGCGTCTTGGGGTCCGGAGCCGGAGGCTTCAGGTTTGCTCCTTCAGTCTTCTTGAAGTAAGCACGACCCGCCGCGTTCAGACCACCTTTGGGATTTTGGTATTTCTTGACAACGCCCATAACGCCTCCATATACTTGCGTGCGAGTGTGTCAAATACACTCCAGATTATTTTACATCACAGGTGGGGAAAATGGAAGAAACGGAAAACGGGCGACGCCCCGGTGAATATTTCGACGGATACAAATGGCGATCCATCGACGAAGAGAAAGAAGAGAAAACATCCGAACCCAAATCCAGCAATTCGGATATGGCTTATGAATTGAGCGATCGTGAGCTTGAGGTGCTTCGGCTGATGGCAAGCAAAATGACTGCCAAACAGATGTCTGAAAAGATTGGCATTTCTCCTCGCACTATTCAGTTTCATCAACTGAACTTGTACTGGAAGCTGGGAATCAGCGGGCGGGACAGTCGCATGCTTGCCGTTGCCAAAGGGCGCAAGCTTGGTTTGATCAAATAAAAAACCCCCGCGCATTCCCATGTGCACGGGGGAGATGAAGGAGAACTGAACCTAACGCTGAATCGTATCGGTATCAGTCTTCGTCGTCAATAGTGTTTTCCATCTGGGCATCGTCCAACGCCATGTACAACATGCCCATTGCCAACACCCAGTCGCATGTCCGTCGTGTCCGATATACAGCAGACGTAATAAATGGATTGAGTTCACGCCCAATGACAATCATTTCGATGCCGTTTTTTGCAGCTTCGTCCATGATCGCCCCAACTGCATCCATATAGTCTTCAAGCCCTTTAGGCTTGCCGTCCTGCTCCATGTTTTCAATCTGCCCTTTCTGGCTGGAAAGTGTGGACATAAATAGGTGACATGGGGCCGACGTATGCGTCGCACACGTTGTACTCCATCCACTCGACAGCTTCTTCTTCGGACCATCCGTTTGCGGACATCAAGCAATCGATGCAGCTTTTGATAGAGTAAACGGCAATTCCTTTTTCAGTAATGCCTATCAAAGCGTCATCAAATCCATCGGCAAGCAGCACGGAATCGAATCCGACCATGTCAACCCACTCGGATATGCGTTCCCTTGTTGTCATTCCGCGAACGGGTCTTCGATAGTGAACTCATCGTTTGCCTGAGAAGACACAGCCGTGTACGATGCCTTATGATTGGCACCGCCGCCGGTTTCGGTGGCACTGTCGGACGTCTTGCGCGAGTCCAGTGGATGCGCTTCGTCGACAGCGATTTCGTACACCTTGCGCTTGGTGCCGTCCTTGGCTTCGTACTGGCGCATTCGAAGTTGCCCTGCAACGCCGACCAAACGTCCCTTGCTCAAGTAAGTGGAGCAGAACTCGGCGGTTCGCCCGAAAGCGACACAGTCAAAGAAGTCTGTCTCCTTTTCGCGGCCCTTTCGGTCGACGGCGACGCAAAGCTTTGTGACGGATGTCCCTGTCTTGGTATCAACGATTTCAGGGTCTGCGACGAGGCGTCCCGTCAGCAATACCTTATTGAGCATGATCAACCAGTCCTTTCGCGTTCCTCTGTAATTTCTTGCAGGATTCGCGCAACGGAGGAGCACATTGCACGTGTTTGAGTAAATGAAAGGTTTTCCGCGAGGAATGTAGCCTTCAGCGTCACGAAATCCACCTGCAGGATTCGCGCCATTTTCTCAATGCTTTCATCAGCGGGCAATCGTTTACCGCTGAGCCACAACGACACTGCAGACTGTTCCACACCGATTTCGGTGGACAGCATCCTTTGCGTCATACGCACTTCATCGAGCATGTCATGCATGCGAGTGCGCCGTACAAACGGCCTCATTTCGTCTGCCTCCAAACAATTTGCATAGTGAATTATATCCTATTGTCGGCAAATGAAAAGCCCCGCGAGGACTGGTTCGCGGGGCTTGGCCTGAGAGGGACAAATCTAGGTTACTTGGATTATACCTCAAAAGTCGAGCAAGATAAATCCACCTTTTCTCCCCAAGGAGGAAAGTCTTCTGGTCTTCAAATAAAGACCATCGCCTTCTCGTTCAACGCCGACCTTGGTTGGGGCGCTCGTGTTTCCTTCAATAGAGAGGAAGCTATCTGTTCCGTTCATGTTGTGCACGAAGCCCATGTGCGCATGCCGGTTCAGGACAGGGAACCAGAAGCAGCAAAGATCGCCTTTGCGTGGCTTTACTTCTCCGGATGCGACCTTTTCCTTTGGTACCCACAACCCTTTCTGTACGGCCCACGAGACGTAGTCAGGTGTGTATCCCGTGCGTGGCATGGACTTGTCGTAAGTCAATCCTAGCTCGGTAGCAGCCTGCTTGAGTCGGAACCGTACATGTGCCACACACCAAGGAGAACCAGCAGGCAGAGGTGGAATGCAGCTGGCAAGATATGCCTCGACAGCGGCACCCCGGTTTTCCCCTCCCACTTCAGTAACACCCAGATTCACAAATGCCTTGTCGACAGCTAGGCGCACTATGTCTCTGTCAGACATTGTCTTCTTCTTTCAATGAAGCATGCTCAAGCAGCATCTCAGCCATCTTGTTTGCAATCCATTTCTGTCGTGTGCCAAAGTAGACGATATACCAAACGGCCTTTGCCAGATCGGTATGTAGATTGCCGCCCGGTTTGCGTCCGCGTCGCTGAATGTACTTCAACGCGCTGAACAGAAACGGGTC